CACCTGTGCTTAGGGCGAAGGATGTTGCATTAACAGTTGAGGTATCCGAGCCAACAATTTTAAACTGTGGAGTTCCGGCGTTTGTAAATGCACCAGCCCCAGTAGTAACAACAATCTTGGCATACAACTCAGAATCATTAAATACCCCGGGAAGGTCAGTCGACCCGGTTGCTGGTGTATCAGTCTGTGTACCAAAATCTGCCGCGGCTCCAAGAACCATATTTGGCGACGAGAATACGTCCGATACGGAACTGTAGGCTACACCACTTCCAATATCAATTGTGATAACGGTTTCCAACTTATTGGCAACCGCCGCTGACGTTACTCGCGGTGCGGATAGCGTACGCGACGTAAATTTAAACGATGCTTTAGCGTCTCTAGGCATTTTCTTATTCCTTCTTTATTAAGCCGAAACACGGACTTTCATGCGGGCTACTGCACGGGTGTGTGGAATCCACAAGCCAATTCCCCAGTCGAACACGACATTGTGCATAATGCCGTTTTCCTTGGAAAGGCCAAGATACTGTGGCTTGAATGGGCCACTCTGCCATCCCTGCACATATCCTGTTCCATAACGAACAGCGTAGATATGTGTACACTTACCTGCATCAGCACCTACACCGTTATTAAGGTTGTCTGCGATGATAGGCGTTGTACCGTCTGACTTACGTCCGACTGTCCGGATAGTAGCGTTCTTGTACTTCTCGACAGGACGTTGATACGAATCCTGCGTGATGTCAAAACCAGCACCAATACCCATGACACGGATGTTAAGTTCGATACGACGCTTGGTAGCCTCGTTCATATAAAAAACTACACCATCACCGTCTGGCGCGTTCATGTTGTCAAGGGTTTCTTGCATCTTGAAGATGAAGTTGTTTGCCGATGTAGCAGTGTTCTGGTACAGGTCACCATTTCCACTAGTACCACCCGTCAACGCCAAATCCATTTCAGATGGAATGTCGTAATCGGCTGGGTTATCCATGCGATAACTAAGACCCGGAAAACAGTCGATGTTGCCTGTTGCCGGGTTATTGTTCACGAATTTATCGTTGAAGTCATACGCAAAACCTTCAAGGAAGATTTGAACCTGTGCTTCGATTGGGTCGATGATATTCGTTGGCTGGTCGAGCAGTACGTGGTCAACAAGAATCTTGTTACGAATCAGGTACATCTGCTCTTCGTAGGACTTTGGACGACCCTTGACTGCTACTGGCTCAGAGTTTACGCCAGTCCAGTTTGGGGCTGGAATGCCGCTGTTGAGGTAGCGCATACCAACCTGCTTGAGGGAAGGGCTGGTATAGAGTGGGATGTCCTTAAGAGCATTCCATGTCTGATGAAGAGACTTTGTAATCTCTTTTACGAGTGGGTCATTGCTTAGAGCGGCGTGGTCTGCCAGCGTCAATGCACCATTGAAATCAATTGCCATTGTTTTTTACCTTAGATGTTTTGTCGTCCGCGTGAAATGCCCATTAACTGAGCAAGCGATTGTCGTCCACCTTGTGACTGTTGTTGTCCACCGTTTGATACTGCTGGTCGTGCAGTCTGTGAGTTATTCGTCGGCGTGGGAGCAGTACGTCCGGCTTGTAACTTTGACAGGAGTTGCGGAACCAGTGCCTTAGAGAGTTTTTCAATCTGTTCGTGAATCACACGGGCGGCTACATCTGGCTGAAGTCCATTAGCGATAAGGCTATCCACCGCTTCTGGATTTTGTTTAGCCAAAGGATACTGATTGATAGCAGTGGTTTTCTGCTGGTCAATCATGAACTGACTAACCTGTGACATTGCCTGTTGATATCTAAACCGCTCCAACTCGGCTTGCATCTGCAAGTTACCGGTTGTTGGGTCGACTAGTTCTTGGGCCTCAAGTTCACGATATCGGTCAACAATCTGTTGTTCTTGAGCCTGTTGCTGTTGCTTGATTATGGTCTGACGAAGGTCATCCGCCGAATTAAATCCTTGCCGCTCAAACTCCTGAATGACATCGCCCCACTTTGACAAACGCTCGTTTGCATTGCGGGCCTTATCGTTGACTTCCTTGAACCTGTCGTATGGAACAGGGTTTAGGTCGTCTTGCACCTGTGGTTCACTGGTAGGTTGTTCAACCCCCAGCAAGTCATATACGTCATATGACTCTTGGACACCCTGTGTATTTACGTCTTGGGCGTATGATGTGGGCTCGACGTTTTCCCGCACCATGTCCAGAATGGCACTTCCAGCACCATTGTTGTCTGAAGCACCCGTCGGCGAATCGGGCATTTGTGTCGCCATCTCTTCTGACATTTGAATTATTGCTCCCTATTGTTACTTATTGCCAGTCTTTTGCTCTGTCTCAGGGAAGATATTTTTCTCAATACTCTTCTGTGAGATGGAAACCATTGACTTAGCCGCGTCATTCTCTTGTAAGAGTTTTGACCGCTCCCGCATCTTTTGGATATCGGCTTCAAGTTTTGCTCCCTGTTGCGCCTGTATCTTTGTGATATCGAGTTGTGTACGCATCTCTTCGGCCTGTGGGTCAAAGTTAGATGGTGGTGGTTGTTGTTGTGCCTGTGCTTGCTCCATAGCAAACGCTTGCATCTCTTGCATCTTCTGTTCTTGTTGTTGCAAGTGTTCCATAATCATGCTGGTCTCTGGCAACTTAAGCATCTTGATAACAAGCATATTGGTCGACGGGTCTGCTGGGTCTCCAAACAATCCCATCTGCCTGAACGCCATTAGTTTTTGGAGTTTTTGGTCTGGGCTATCTTCCTGAGCAGAACCCGGAACGTATTCAATGCGGTACTGACCGCCTTCACGAATGTGGTCGAACGAAATAACTCCAGTTCGTAATTCGTCGGCGGGTGACCTTCGTTCCTCCATTTGTCCGACAAATGGGGCAACCCCAAACTGTGCGGTAAGGGCAACTTCCCATTCCTTGATTTTGGCATTGCTAATCTCAATGTCTGCACGAATATAACTATGCTGAGTGTTGTCTGCGCGTTGCAATAGCCGTACGGATTCCGCAGGTGTACCGGCCTGTGCCATGCCTTGCGACACGTCATGAAGTCCAGCAATGTCCATCATGTCTTTTTCAAGCATCTGCAACATCGGATACAGGTCTTGCCCGATACCCGGCGCACGTTGAATCATCGGTGGCTGTGAGGCTTGATTGTAGTAAATCTTTCGATAGATACGACTTGAATCATCTACACCATCAGATTGATTGTTGAATGCATCCGCACCAATGCCTGACAGTTTCTGAACCATGACGTAGTCTTTTTGGTTTTCAAACTGTTCCTGCATCCTTGAATAGATGCGGTTGTATGTCTGTTGCAATGGACACAGGTCAAAGCCTAGTGAGTATCCGTATGTGGTTCCGGAACGTGGTTGCCATCTAAGCGGGATGAAAGGGAACTCATCCTTCTTTTCATACAACCAATCTCCTGCATAAAGGAGACACGTGTTTGTGCTGACGATGTATCGACCATTAGGATACTGTTCGTTGGGTTTTTCCCAGTATTCATAGACAATGGCCGCACGTCGTCGGCTTTCAATTTGGCCAAGGCGTGCAGTGCTTGCAGGAACCCAGCCGTTACCGCTACCGTTTCCACCTTCAAGGTACGCATCAACATACGAGCCGTTTGCTCCACTGATTGCATCTGCCGTAACACGCTTTCCGTTGTCACCATAGTTATCTACAAACCACGACAATGGACGCACGGACGCATGAATCATGTAGCGGATGTCCTCATCACGCTTTGCTGTAGGGTCTACGAATACGTCAAAGGCAGGAAGAATTTCTTCACGGACATCCCCAATAGCCATCTGTTGATAGCCTTGGATTTCACCAGTCATAGGGTCAAAGAATGGAACTGTCTGAATGCCCTTTGCATCCCAATACACTTTCAAGTATGACGTGCCACAAACACAAGCCCAGCGCACACGTTCTTTTAGTTGCGTCTCTCGCTTGAACTTACGATTAAAGTGATTACAGATGATATTCGCTTCATCAGATGCATCTTGGTCTCTACGTGTGTCTGACAATGGAATGGCATATGCATCAGGGCTTACCTGTGTAAGTTTACCGACTACACCATCAATCAATGGCCGCATCTTCTGAACAGTGATGTATCTATTGAGTTCTGTATTGTTCTGCAACGATATTAGGTTACGTGTCTGGCTTGCAATACGCATCCATTGCCTACCCTCAAAGAAGGCAGTAGCCAACGCCCACTCTAGTTCCATCTCTTGACGCGCTCGATAGGATGCTTCAAATGCATTTTTAACAAACGTAACAATTAACCGTTGTTCGTCGCCTTCTAATTTAGGGCTTCGCTTCCACTCTTGCGCGTTGTGGTCAAGAGTAAGGTCGTCCTCATTGACTAGGTCGTAGTCTGTTCCCTCAAAGGAACCGGGCGTACCTTGTTTTGACGGGGCCTTCAACGCAGTCATCTTTGGACTGTTTGGGCGCAATTTACCAACCAAGTCACCAAGCAAGTCTCCTAATGACATCAGATGTATTCCTTCACGTTTTGCTTACGTGGACTGTTACGTCCAGATATTTCAAGTAGTACCTGCAAGTTATTGATAAATATATACAGTTGAATGCAGTTTACAA